GACGAATGCTGGTTAATATGACCAGATTTGTAGAACTCAAGAACATCATTGCCCCATGTAGTGTTAGGCACATCAGTAATACCTACCAGATAGTCCTTTTCTACATACAACTCAGAAAACTTGCCAATGGCTGACTTTAGGCTTGGGTTGTGGTCTGTCAGATGCCAGATGAGGTTAGCCCCTTTAGGACCTCTCTCTGCCATTGTCTTGTTGTAGGCATTAAAGTCAATGACATCATTGTCAAGGTCTTTAGAGCCCATTTGGCTAATGGCAACCTTTACTTTGCGAGTTGTCGTAGAGACATCCTGCACTGAGTTGCTTACTGTCTTTTGTTCAAAGTATCTTTTCATATTCAATATTTTGGGAGGGTTGACCCTGGTTATTATTTCATGATTCCGCAGTATTGGCCGTAGCCGATCAAGCTCCTCCCCTGTTTATTAATCTACCTCTGCTATCTCTTTTAGGTACAACAATCCAAGAACATCTGCAATTTATGACCATCCCTGCCGAACCGCCCGGAGCTAAAGGATATTCAATCTGCTCTTTGCTTCTAGGGTCCACAAAGTTGTCGTAAAAGTCCACTACCTGACCGTCCATGTGATAATGGTCTTTAGGTTGCTCGGGTCTAAAACCTCTGGTCCTAGTATCTCTAAACGCAATCCATTCTTTGACCATTTCGTAGTTAAAGGACTCAGCCGATGCTTTTACCCCAGTATTGGCAGCTCTGCCGACCTCTGTTCTGATAATCCGCTCCGCTTGCATAGCCGTAAAGCCTGATTCTTGAAACAGCTTAACAATCTCATCGACCGTTAACTCTTTGGCGATTGCAGATTGCAATACGAGAACTAAGTGATTCCTAAGTGTCTCGGAGGTCTTAACAACGGCATATTGCAGTAGGGTCCTTTCAAGCTCATCCATTACGAACTTTGCCCACTGCTCTGACCTGCCTATCCCCTTTTGCCCAGCTTCTCTGCGGATTAACTTGTAAGTCTGATTAGCCCAATACACCCCAACTGACTTGTAAATACTCTCAATTGGTTTGTAAAGCTCATCATTCCAGAGCATTGTCCGTAAGTCCACCAAAGCCTGTCTTGGACCACGTTTCTTAATTGTACCTATCAAAGAGCTGACAACCTTATCAAGTTGTCTTTTGACTTTAGGAAAGTGTGTTTTGCCGAACTTGCGATTGGTATTCGCAAACTGCTTGGCATACTCTGTTCTCTCCTTGTCTGTCATTCATTAACCTATTTTTTAAGGCTAATCGCTTAGCCTCCATTTTAGCTTTTAGTAAGGCACAGGACCGCTCCCTTTTTGTGATGGGATAGGTTCTATATACCTCACTCATTATCGAGGTCATCTTCATCCTCGTTATTTACATTACTCAGGTCCATGTTTGGAGCCTCGTACTCGCTAAATGGCATACCATCTTGCGTAGTAATCCAAGGCTCGTCAAAAATGGGGTTCTCAATTCTTTCTAATCCCAACAGCATCCTTTGCTCGTTAGGGCTAAGGGCTTTGAGGTCTTTAATCCATCCTGACTTTTCTACAACATCCTCTTGTAGTTCTGTAAATACGGTATGGTCAAAGTCAATGTAAACATTCTGGCCTTTGTATCCCCAGTCTGTTTGTAGCTTTCTGTTAAAGTGGTTGCGGAACGACACCAACTGAGGCATGGCACAGCGTGTTGTAAGGGCCTTTTCGGCCTCTCTGACATTGTTATAGGTGCTAGACTCAGAATCACCCACCAACTGGCTAGGAACCCCATAAACCGAGCTAAATCGCTTTAGGTCCCATTTCTCAGAGTCAATGATTGACAGCTCTACTGGGTTAAGCCCAACAGACTGCCATCCCATCTTGTAACCAGAGACACCAATGCGGCCCCAGTTCTCTGATCCTACCCATTCGCCTTTACCTACGAGTTTACTCTTAATAGCCTCTACTTGCTTTCTTGTATCGGCCACATCTACACCGCCATTCATGACTCTTGGGTCATCAACATAAAGTACACCCTTAACCCCTTGATTTTCGAGCATAGCCGCACTAGCTTTGATAGCCGAGTTAGACCTGCTTAATCTGCGCAGAGCAGCTTTAAGAGGGCTCATGCCGTAAAGGTGAGCCCCATTGATATCCCAGTCGTAGTTTTGGTACTTATCGTGTAAGACTTGCTGTTTTGTGAACAAAGCATTTGAAAGGACCGGTATCATATACCCCTCTTCAACGATGGGGAACATATTAGTCGAAGCAATGATATTTACCTCTTGGTAGGGTAGATTATGCAACTGATAAGGCTTGCCCTGATTGGCTCCCATGTCTAGCATCTGAGCCCAAACACAGCGGCCACCAGTTATCAGCTTATATCCAGTAGAGTTAGCGACTAGGTCTTGAAAGGTCTCGTAGTCGTTAGGGTATCGTAAAAGCTCAGTAAGTCTATCAACATAAATAGGCTCTAAGGCTTTCTTCTTATAGCCCATAGCCTTTTGAAAGTCTTCGGTAGAGATGTCCTTTTTTCTCATTAAGCCCTCATAAGCCTTAAAAGCAGCCTCATCGACTACCTTGTAAGTGGACCACTCAGGCAGCTTTACCTTGTCTGTAATCAGGGTTATTGTAGAGTAAAGGATATCATTAACCTGATAACCGTCTCTTATGTAGTTAGTTCTATTATCGCTGATGCCAACAAAAGTGCCCCCAGTTACCTGATAGGAAGCAAAAGGCTGGCCTATCGGCATCATCGGCACCGCTTTCTTTGTTAGTGCATCCCACGCATCTTTTATTCTACCCACTTTCTTTATTTTACCAAGCCATCACCTCGAATCGGGGCTTGTTTAGTTTCGTGTAAATTGCATACCGCATCGCATCGCATAAGTGATCCCACATCTTAACTGGCTGCTCATCGGAATGAACCTTGCCATCTTTATCGACTTTCCATTTGTAGGACCTAATCTCTTTAATCAGGTTCGTGCTGTCAGGGGTAACGATTAAAGGCTGGCTCTTGACCTTTTGGATGCCCGCATAGACATCCTTTTCGGCTGGCTTTGCATTGTACCCAGCTCTGACCAGTTCCTCAATAGTCTTAGGCTCAGCAGCATCACAGTAAATCTCATCGGACCTTTTAATGTCTAAGAGCTTTAGCCTTTCTATTAAATCGGTGGTAGTTAGCTTAGTTTCGTAAAGCATTTCCTTGACAAAGGTTTGTTTCTCGTGAAAGCCCACCTTGACTAAAGCAGTTGGTACTGAGTAGCCAAAGTCTAAGCCATAAACCGTTTCGCATTCATCCGGGAACTGACCTTGCCTCCAATGGGTATAGATAATCTCTGAGGACTTACCCCTTTCTCCCAACCCAAAGACTTTCCAGAGGTTCTCGTCTGCATCTTTCAGACTTTCAATCTCCGCTACTTGCTCACTTGGCAAGAATGGATTGTCTTTGTAGGTTGAGTGGATTAAGAGGTTAGTATCTCTATCAGCGACATCGTACACCCAGCTCATCTCATCGACTGGGTTAAAGTCTAAAAAGATGGTCTGCTTGGTTCTAAGGGCTAACTGCTGGTAAATAGAGTGGGGCAGTAGATTAGCCTCGTTAATAAACAAGATATCTCTGCCTGGTCCTCTGACCTTCCCCGAGTCCTCAGCCCCAAAGAACTCTATATAAGAGCCATTAGGGTAGTGATAGACATTGTCGGTCTTGTTAAAGTTGTCATCTGAGTAAAGGTCAGCATCTTCGAGTATCTTTAGGATATCTCGCCTAGCACCCCTTTTCAAATGGGGTAAGGATGGACTAACCACCGAAATCGTAACCTTTTCCTTGTGCGGTATGTAAAGAGCTAACAATTGTCCTATCGAGTAAGTCTTGCCTGATCTGGTTGAACCTTGGTTAGCGATAACCCGGTATTTCCGCAAATCATAGGCTTCCTTGTTTCTCTCAAAGACATTTGTATATTTAACTTTGACTGTCCTCATCGGCAGCCTTTTCAAATATTATATTAACACCACCCGAATGATTAAGGTCCACGGTTTGCTTTGACTTACCATAGGCCCTATCTAACAACACTTCAGCAGCCCTCACATCTCCTTTGGCTGCCTTTGCCCTTAAAGCCATTAGAATAGCTTTAGCGGCTTCAATTCCATCTTTATCCTCTCCAAGCACATCGGCTAGTAGTTCATCCAGTTTAGGTAGCTTTTTTGGTCGGCCTTTGTTTTCAGGCTGATTATCACTACTAAACTGAGTGGCAGGGTTTCCGCTTTTACCTTTCTCAAATGGCATATTCCGTAACTACTCCGTTTTTTTTGATGATTAGGCTAGGGTCTAGCTTTCTCATCCGGTCTATTATAACTTGACAATACTTTGGGTCTAATTCCATTCCGTAGCACTTTCTTTTAAGTTGATGTGCTGCTACCATTGTTGAGCCAGAACCTAAAAATCCATCAAATATAAGATTACCTTTAATTTGATCATTTATAATATCAGACAAAACTTTAATAGGTTTTTGTGTAGGATGAACTCTTTTATCTTTTTCTCCTTCACGAATCATTCCATTCCAAATCTGCTTATAAATCCTAACTCTTGTTTCAAAACTACACCAAGCCATTTCGCCATCAGCAAAATTATTGCTATTCATATCTCCTCTTTTATCCCAAATTATCCAACTCGAACTAAATGGAAGAAAATCAGTAAAATAATTCCCTCCCCAGATTATAAAGTTTTCAAATCCTAAACTTATACAAGTTTGATAAAATTCTTTTGCAGTATCTGTTGTATCATCAGCAATAACCTTGCTATAAACTCCATTTTTTGCTTTATTATCTCCTCCTACCTTTCCATTATTTCCAACAATATCTATTCCATAGGGAGGATCTGTAAATACCATATCAGCCTTTTCTCCATTCATTAGGTTTGCAACTTGGTCGCTATCCGTTGAATCCCCACAAAGTAAACGATGCTCTCCTATCCTAAATAAATCCCCTAAAACTATGTCAGTCTGGACCGTTTCAGGTACTTCAAAGTCATCTTCCTCAGCTTCTAATACTTTTGGTTCGTAATCAGGAATATCTAAGCCCCAATCGGTTAGCTTTTCTACATCCCATTCATTAGCCAGCACATCCCACTCCCACTCGCCAAAGCCTACATTGTCTTTGATGATAAATTCTTTCTGTTGTTCGGGTGTCAAAGAGCTTGCCATTATAATTGGCACTTCTTTTAGGCCAGCTTCAATACAGGCTTTTAACCTCATATTGCCGCCTAAAACGACCATTTCGTCGTTTACAACTATCGGCCTAATTTCCAACATCTGAGGGAACTCTTGGATGCTTTTTACAAGTTTTTTGAACTTGTCATCCTTTATTACCCTGGGATTGTCTTGATTTAGCCTTAGTTCAGTTATTGCTGTGATCTGAATCTGTGGCATGGCTTATACAAAAAAGCCCACAACCCCGAAAGGTTGTAGGCTCATTGATTTTTTACCCTTTATTCACCCCCTAATATACGAAAAATTTTTGAATCTACCAAATCTAAGTGTTATAACTTATCAACATCTGTACCCCATCGACTAAGTATGCGGACCAATTCAAGCATGATTCCTTGCCCTCCGGGTGTCATTAGGGGATGGACCCCATCCAAACACTTTACCTCTAAAGAAGCATCAGCTGGACAAAATAAGTGTTTTGCCTTACATAACATAGGGATATCCCATGCCGAGTCTCCAATGGCTATCTGGTAGTCAAAAGGGATGGTCTCCTTATTTCGTATGATGTGCAATTGAGCCCCAGACCTTCTAAGGTATTGTTCTGCTCCAGGCCAACTGCTTGCCGTTACTAAATGGACCTGATAGCCCATAGAGATTAGCTCTTTAATGGCTCCGATGTCCTTGTTATTAAAGGACTTAATGATGTTACCTTGATGGTCAACCCAGATTTTGCCATCTGTTAAGCAGCCATCGATATCACAACATATCC